TTACGGCTTGTTTATACCAATGGAGTGGAACTATGAAGGATTTATGGATAAATATGGTATGCCAGTTTTTGATACACCAGAGAAAACAAGAATAAGTTTTCATGGTGAAAAAATAAAATTAGGTGTTATTGATTATTGGATCAACGAGGCAGAAGGTTTAAAGGATGATCAAGACGCATTAAATGAATTTTATCGACAGTTTCCAAGAACAGAAGAGCACGCGTTTAGAGATGAGGCAAAACAGTCGATATTTAATTTACAAAAAATCTACGAACAGATAGATTATAATCAGGACCTTAGAAATACTAGTGTATTAACAAAAGGTTCTTTTAATTGGGAAAATGGTATTCAAGATAGTAAGGTTATATTTGTACCAAATAATGATGGTAGATTTTTAATATCATGGGTACCACCAAGTGATTTGCAAAATAGGATTATAGTTAAAAACGGAACGAAATATCCTGGTAATGAGCATGTTGGAGCCTTCGGATGTGACCCATATGATATATCTGGAACAGTAGATGGTAAAGGATCAAAAGGTTCTGTACATGGTAAAACAAAGTTTTCAATGGAAGATGCCCCACCAGAGCACTTTTTTTTAGAATATATAGCTAGACCACAAACCGCAGAGATATTTTTTGAGGATGTACTGATGGCAATAGTGTTTTACGGAATGCCAATACTAGCAGAAAATAATAAACCAAGACTTCTATATTACTTAAAACGAAGAGGTTATAGAGGTTTTTCCATGAACAGGCCAGACAAAGTTTATAATAAACTGTCTATAACAGAAAGAGATATTGGTGGAATACCAAACTCTAGTGAAGATATAAAACAAGCTCACGGTGCTGCAATTGAGTCGTATATCAATGAAACGGTTGGTGTTATAGGCGATGGAGAATATGGTGATATGTATTTTGATCGAACACTAAAAGAGTGGGCCAGATTTGATATAAATAAAAGAACTAAGTTTGATGCCACAATAAGTTCTGGTTTAGCTATTATGGCATGTAACAAAAACTTATACGCACCAGTGAATAAAGTTGTAAGAAAAAATATTAGCTTGGGTTTAAAGAGATATGATAACTCTGGTTCAATGTCCAAAATTATAGATTAAATAAATTATAAATGAAGCTTAATACTAATCCTAAAAGTGCATTTCCAAGCCAGGTGGTCAGTGACACTGAAAAGGCTAGCATGGATTATGGTTATCAAGTTGCCAGAGCAATTGAGGGCGAATGGTTTGGTCAAGGTAGACCAGGTAATCGCTTTATGACAAATTGGAGTAATTTTCATAACTTAAGACTATACGCGAGAGGAGAGCAGTCAATACAAAAATACAAAGACGAACTATCTATCAATGGTGATCTTTCGTATTTAAACCTTGATTGGAGACCCGTTCCAGTAGTAGCTAAGTTTGTTGACATTATTGTCAATGGTATGTCTGAGAAAAGATATAAGATTAATGCTTATGCTCAAGATCCTGAGTCAATAAAAAAGAGAACTGACTACGCTGCTAATCTCATGAGAGACATGATGGCTAAGCAAGAGTTAGAAATGATACAAAAACAAACTGGTTTAAATTTATTTAAGTCTCCATCAAATATTGATCTTCCAGAAACAAAAGAAGAGGTTGATCTTCATATGCAATTATCATATAAGCCATCAATTGAAATTGCAGAAGAAGAATTAATAAATAATACGCTTGATCGCAATAAATTTGAGTTAAAACGAAGAAGATTAAATTATGATTTAACTGTACTTGGTATCGCTGGGATAAAAACACAATGGACAAAAGCAAGTGGCGTCGAAATAGATTATTGTGATCCCGCTAAAATGGTGTGGTCATACACAGAAGATCCAAACTTTGATGATTTATATTATATTGGAGAAGTAAAGCTCATGCATATTTCAGAGGTTAAAAAGCAGTTTCCATATTTATCAGACGAAGATTTAATCGAAATACAAAACTATCAAGGCACTAATCAACACTTGATGGGATGGCAAGAATATAGCGACGACGTTGTACCTATACTTTTCTTTGAATATAAAACATATTCTAACCAGGTATTTAAATTAAAAAAGGGTGGTTATGGTTTAGAAAAAGCCATTGAAAAAAATGATACATTTAATCCACCAGAAAATGACACATTTAAAAAAGTATCAAGATCTATTGAGACGCTTTATAGCGGGGCAAAAATTTTAGGTTATGAAAAAATGCTAGAGTGGAAACTAGCAGAAAACATGACAAGACCTAAAGCTGATTTAGCGAAAGTTAACATGAACTACGCACTATCAGCGCCGAGGATGTATAAAGGTCGTATTGATTCTACAGTAAATAGAATTACTGGTTTTGCTGATATGATCAACATTACTAATCTTAAAATCCAGCAAGTATTATCTAGAGTTGTACCAGATGGTGTATTCTTAGATGTGGATGGTTTAGCTGAAGTTGATCTTGGTAATGGAACTGCATATAGTCCACAAGAAGCGCTTAATATGTATTTCCAAACTGGTAGTATAATTGGTAGATCATTAACACAAGATGGTGATATTAATAGAGGCAAAGTACCGGTACAAGAGCTTCAATCTTCTAGCGGTCAAGCAAAAATTGGTTCACTTATTAATACATATCAATATTATCTTCAACTAATTAGAGACGCGACAGGTCTTAATGAAGCTCGCGACGGTAGTATGCCTAAAGAAGATATGCTCGTAGGACTGCAGAAGTTAGCCGCTAACGCATCAAATGTTGCTACTAGGCACATTATGCAGGCTAGCCTTTATTTGATTGCTAGAACATGCGAGAACGTGTCATTGAGAATATCTGATTCATTAGAGTTTGCATTGACTAAAAACGCACTTGAAAACGCAATATCTTCCTATAATGTGTCAACATTAGAAGAAATGCAAGATGTCCATCTTCACGACTTTGGTATTTACTTACAATTAGAGCCAGAAGATGAAGATAAAGCGCAGCTAGAACAAAATATACAAATTGCGCTCAAATCTGGAGGTATCGATCTTGAAGACGCTATTGATATTAGAGAAGTTCATAATCTAAAGCTCGCTAATCAAATGCTAAAGCAAAAACGCAAGAAAAAACTTCAGCGTGAGCAACAAATGCAACAACAAAATATTCAAGTGCAAGCTCAAGCAAATGCTGAGGCAAGCGAAAAAGCAGCTATGGCAGAAGTTCAAAAGCAACAAGCTCTTACTCAAGAAAAAGTTAATATTGAGCAAGCTAAGTCGCAATTTGAAATACAACGCCTTAGAGAAGAAGCTAATATTAAAAGAGAGCTAATGCAGGCAGAGTTTGACTTTAATATGCAGTTAGCTCAAGTACATGCCGGCGCTAAAACAAATGTGGAAAATACTAAGGAAAATAGAAAAGATAAAAGAACAAAGATTCAAGCAACTCAACAAAGTGAGTTAATTGATCAAAGAAAAAACAATACATTACCTAAAAACTTCGAGTCTTCAGGACAAGATACTTTAGGTGGTTTTGGTTTAGAACAGTTTGAACCAAGATAATTTTTTATTAAACAATTATATATTATATTATTATGTCAGATGTTAAAGTAGATCTTCGTAAGTTTAAAGAAAAACGAGAAGATGATGTTGTTAAAGTTGATTTACGAGAAAAACCTGTAAAAGAAGAAGAAGATGCCGTTCAAGAACAAAGCGCAGAGGAAAGCGTGTTGGATAGCGTACAGCAAGGCGAAGAAAGCGGGGAAGAAACCCAAGTGGGATTGCAAGAAGTGGAAGAGGGAAACGAAGAGAAAGTTGAAGAAGTAAAACAAGAAGATGAAGAAGCTCCTGTTATTATGGAGATTCAAGATGAAGAAGAAAAAGAAGAACCCGCGCAAGAAAAAGTTGAAGAGCCTGTTGCGCCGCAAATTAATCTTCCTGAAAATATTGAAAAACTAGTTGACTTTATCAACGATACTGGTGGAACAATTGAAGATTATGCACGGCTAAATGCAGATTATTCTAATGTAGATGAAGATACTCTACTTAGAGAATATTATAAAAATACTAAATCACATCTTGATCATGATGAAGTAAGTTTCCTTATTGAAGAAAACTTTGATTATGATGAAGATATTGATGATGACAGAGATGTCAAACGAAAGAAATTAGCGAAGAAAGAAGAAGTTGTTAAAGCACATAAATTTCTTGATAACTTGAAGGTCAAGTATTATGAAGAAATTAAAAGTAGACCAACGGTGTCTAATGAGCAAAAAGAAGCAGTGGAGTTCTTTAATCGCTATAACGAAGAAAAAGAAGAAAGTCTTAAGCGTAATGAAGGATTTAAAGAGCGTACTAAGAAATTTTTCACCGATGATTTCAAAGGTTTTGATTTCAAAATTGGTGAAAAGAAATTTAGGTATGGTCTTAAAGATTCATCAGGCGTTGCGGATGTTCAATCAGAAGTTAACAACGTGTTAGGAAAGTTTCTTGACAATAAAGGTTCTGTTAAAAACATGAATGAATATCACAAGGCTTTGTATGCCGCGTCAAATATAGATACGATCGCAAATCATTTTTATGAGCAAGGTAAGGCAGACGCAGTTAAGGACATAGAGAAATCTTCTAAGAATATTTCAAATGAACCTGGCCGCAATACACCTGAAAATGTTTTTGTAAATGGATTGAAAGTCAAATCTGTAGATGGTGTGGATAGTTCTAAATTAAAAATAAAGCGTAAAGCTTAAACTTAAAAAAATAAATTAAAAATGGCACTTACACCTACAAGTTATTCGTTGTTGCCAACTCAAAGTAAAACTTTGTCAACTACGAATTATATTGATTTTACTAGCGGAGCTGGTAATGACTTTTCTCAGCAATATCTCCCAGAGATTTACGAAGCTGAGGCAGAGCGTTACGGTAACCGCACCGTTTCTGGTTTCCTCCGAATGGTTGGAGCAGAAATGCCTATGACTTCTGATCAAGTTGTTTGGTCAGAACAAAACAGACTTCACATTGCATATCGCGATAGCGCTACCGCAAACCAAGAAGTTACTATGGATACATCAGCAGCACTTGGTGTTCTTACACTTGGTACTGATCTTACTAACGTTATTAGAGTTGGCAACACAATTTTGATTGAAGATGTCACCACTAATGCAACAGCTAAAGCATATGTTTCAGCCGTTTCTGGTCAAACATTCAGTTGCTACAACTATGCTGGTACTGTTTGGACTAGTTTTGGCGGAACCAGTGCTGATGACGTAAATGTATTTGTTTACGGATCTGAGTTTATTAAAGGATCTGGAGCAATGTCAGGTTCAGTTTATCCTGCTTTTACTCAATACAGTAACAAGCCTATCATTATCAAAGACTTCTATGAAGTAACTGGTTCTGATGCTTCCCAAATTGGTTGGGTTGAAGTAACTGACGAGTCTGGAACCTCTGGATACCTTTGGTATCTTAAGGGTGAAGGAGAAGCAAGACTTCGATACCAAGATTATCTTGAAATGGCTGTAGTTGAAGGCGAAACCGCTAGCAATGCTAACCTTGCAAGTATAAATATTGAGGGTACTGAAGGTCTTTTTGCAGCAGTTGAATCTCGTGGTAATGTTTTCACTAACTTCACTGGAGCAACCGGCCTTTCTGATTTTGATACTATTCTTCAGCGTCTTGATAAAGAAGGATCTATTGAAGAAAACATGCTTTTCTTGAATCGTGAGGTTTCTCTTGACTTTGATGATATGCTTTCTGCGGCTAACAGTGCTTACTCTGGTGGATCTTCTTACGGAGTATTTGAAAATAGCGAAGAAATGGCATTGAATCTTGGATTCGCCGGCTTCCGTAGAGGTTCTTATGATTTCTATAAGACTGACTGGAAATATTTGAACGATGCTTCAACTAGAGGTATGATTTCAGATGTTGAAGGAGTACTTGTACCTGCTGGTACGTCAACTGTTTATGATCAAATGCTTGGTACTAATATCCGTCGTCCATTCTTACACGTACGTTATCGTGCTTCTGAGACTGACGATAGAAGAATCAAGACTTGGTTAACTGGATCAGTTGGTGGCGTTTACACTAGTGGAGACGACTTAATGCAAGTTAACTTCTTGTCTGAACGTTGTTTGGTAACTCAAGCTGCTAACAATTTCGTATTGTTCAAGGCATCGTAATTATTAATTATTAATTTTTAAAATTTAAAAAATGAAACCATTTAAAATTACGTATGACACGGATCGTACTGCACTTATCCCAGTTGATGGGTTAATTAAAGTTGCGCCAGCTTTTGGTTCTAATAATGTAGTTCTTACCTATGCTGGTACTGAAACTGTCACTATCGGAATTACCTTAGCTGATGCAGCTGCTGAAAAAGTTGTTCAAGGCAACATTATGGCGGTTCTTGAGCAATCATACAACGAAGGCGTGCAAGCAACAGGATTTATTGTATATCCATACACTGATTCTTTTTCTTCACTCGCTTAATTGTTAACTAATTAAACTTAGGGTCGCAATTTGTGGCCCTAAGTTTTTATTTATTTATTTATATTATATTATATCATGGAACAAAAGAAAACAGCGGTAGCAAAAAAGCCTATCGCAAAAAAACCAACACCAAAAGATGGTGTTATGATTCAAGAACCAGTAATCACACCAAGAGTTATTACTGAACAACCTAAAAAAACTAATAATGAGTGGGAAATTAAAGATCGCACATATTATTTGTTAAATGGTAAATCACCTTTAAGTTATTCAATTCCAAGTAGACACACAAGAAGAAAGACTCTTCTTTACTTTGATGAAGCCGCTGGTGAACAAAAAGAAATTAGATACGCATCTAATCAAAAATCTCCCTTTGTTGATGAGCAAATTGGAGAAGCAACGCTTGCTCATATTATTTTTGAAAACGGTTCGCTTAGTGTACCAAGACATAATCAAGCATTACAAAAGCTTCTTTCACTGTATCATCCTTTAAAAAATAAAGTATATGCAGAGTTTGATCCAGTAAGTGAAGCAAATAATGAACTTGATTTTATAGAGATTGAATTTGAAGCAATGGCTGCTGCTAAACAAATGGATATTGACACGGCAGAAGCTATATTAAGAGTTGAGATTGGATCTAGAGTATCAAAAATGAGTTCATCTGAACTTAAGCGAGATCTTTTCATTTTTGCTAAAAATAATCCGGTTTTGTTTATGGATTTAGCAAATGATGAAAATGTACATCTCAGAAATATTGCTATCAAAGCTACAGAAGTTGGTATTATTAAACTTTCTCCAGATCAAAGAACATTTACCTGGGGAGGTAGTGACAGAAAACTAATCACTGTTCCATTTGATGAGCATCCATATTCTGCAATGGCAGCATTCTTTAAAACAGATGAGGGCATGGAGATTTTCTCTAACATTGAGAAAAAACTTTCATAATATGTGATTATACTTTATAGCAGTTAGGCCACCCTTGAGGTGGCTTAGCTACTATAAATAATAAATAAACTATGGCTATAAATGTTAATGAAGTATATAAAACTGTACTATCAATACTAAATAAAGAGCAAAGAGGATATATTACACCTGACGAGTTTAACAAATTAGCCACGCAGGTTCAGCTAGAGATGTTTGAAAATTATTCAGACGATCTAAATCAACTTGTACGCGTACCGCAAACAGATATGGATTATTCTGATCGCGTTATAAACGTAGATGAAAAACTATCTGTTTTTAAAACATTTGGGACTGGAACATACGATAACTCCACAACACCATC